CCTCGTCGTGCAGAACATTCTCCGGCTCGGTGTACACGACGACTTCCTTGCCGTCGATGTTCACATTGCCGTTGGTGGAGCTGGCGGCAGTCTTGGTTGCGCCCTCAGAGACACCGGCCAGCTTTTCGCCCTCGGCATCGCTCATCAGGCGCTTGCCAGCCTCGGCGCCCACGAAGTCTGCGGGCTTCTTGCCGCTGTCGGTCAGATTGCCCTCGCCATCCAGCGCAGCAAAGTTGCCGGTGGTGGCACCGGTGGCCTTATCGGCCTTGCCGGAGATGTCCACTTCCTTAGGGGTGGGAACATACAGACCATCGTCCTTCAGAACCAGGGCGTTGCCGGCAGCAGCGGAAACATTGACCTTGACATCCACCTCATAGCCAGCGATGGTAACGGTGGTGGATGCATCCTTGCCAGTGACCTTGGCCTTATAGGTATCGACCAGAGCGGCCATGTTCAGGAAGCTGTAGGTGCAGTTGTCAGGGTTCTGGCCCTTAACAGCCAGCACCATGACAGGCTTGCCGTCCAGCTTGGGGTCGGTGGCGCCGGGGTAGGTCGCAGCATCGAACTTGAACTTGGCCACGAAGGTGGTCTTGGTCTGGTCGAGGAACAGCTCAGAGGGGAAGTCAACGGAGAAAGCAGCAGTGCCGCTCTTGTCGGTAGAGGTGTAGAAGTTCACGGTGTTGCCGTCAACGCCAAGAGACTTGATAGCAGCGTTGGCTGCGGCCTGCACAGGGGTAAAGGCGTCCTTCTTGACGAAAGTCTTCTTGATCTCAGCGGTCAGGTTGCGGATGGTGGTCTTGGTAGAAATCTGCTTAGACATAATAGTGTCCTCCTAAAAATTATTTCAGCATATCAACGATTTCCTGCTGCGTTTCTTCCTCGTCGAGCAGGTCTTCACTCGTCATAACGGTTTCTTTGCGGACGGTCAGCGCGTTTGCGCTGTCGAAGTCAAGACCTTCGCCGATGCGGACGGCAATAGCGCCGCTTGCGTCGCGCTTCAAGCCCTGACCGATGCTTACGCTACCGGTTTCACCCGAACCACCTCCTTTCCCGAACAGGGTTACGGTCGCCTGAATATCTGCTTCCGGGATGCGCTGAGCGAAAAATCTGATGAAACCATCATGCGTTTCGCACCCGTTCAGGACGCCCGCTTTGGTCGTAGTATAGAAGCTGCCGGGAGATACAACGCCAACGGGTACAAGCTCGCTGGTGCTGTCCGACAGTTCTGCATCATAAATGCACTGGTAGTAATCCATACCGCCAGCGTTTTCGTAGTCATCCTCGCTGCGGGCGGGCTTCCACTCGTCAGCTGCAAGGGTGAGTTTGTAGGAGCCATAGTAGCCGCCGCCTGTGCCGCCGTCCACCTGCTCCTTGATAAGAGCCTTTACCTGTTCTTCGTTCAGGATTTCCCCGGATTCAGACAGGTTCTTCACGGCTGCGCTGACCGCTGCCGTGATAGTCGCCGCATGGGCACTGGCGTCGGCGTTGTGCTTCTCGATCTCGGCCTTGACCAGCTTTGCGAGAGCCTGCATCTGCGGGTCAACGGTAATGCTGATATTGGCCTTGTTCGACACAGCAAGCAGCGCCGACAGCTCAATCTCAAAATCGCCGTTCACTTTCGTGGACGGGACCTCCACTCCGCGTGCATCCTGCATAATAAACAGGAGTGTTTCTGCATCGTCGTTCAGCCTGCCGTAAACGCCCACCTGATGCATGATGTACGTTTCATCCGCACCGGTGATCTGGATTTTTACCCGCCGAGCCGTCTCACCGCCGCTTTCAACGGTTTCGATGTCCAGCAATTTCAGGTCATGTGTTTCGCCGCTTACCCCGGTTTCCCCCGAGAGGTCTGCGTCAGCCGTACCGGTGCCGCTCACAGCGCGGGTGATTACCAGCGCACCACCGGAGAGAGATTCCGACAGCAGGGCGGCACCGGCGGCGGTGTAGCTAGATTTTTCCCAACTCACGTTGTCTGTCCTCCAATAACAATGTTTATCGCCGTGTGCGACCGTTCAACGGTGCCCGCCGTAAAGGCTCGTGCTTTCACTGCCTTTGCTTCAACGGCACCGGGCAGCGCCACGGCAACCTGCATTTTCGATCTTCCGACCGCACCGGCAACATACGCCTTTGCGCCGATTTCCCGCGGCTTGATCCTACCGGGGACCTTTACGGTGCAGGATGTCGCCATGCCGCAGGGTGCGGCGGCGATATAAGCGGGCGACCGTTCATGCGGTTCGACGATGTAGATGATGTGCTCAAGGTGAGCGGTACAGCGCCGGGCATAACCAAGGCGCTTTTCAATTTCTTCCGGTGTGTAGTAAATGACACCATCATCGGTAATGTCTACGTTCATTCGCCAGTAGCCCGGCCTTCCTCCGTAGTCATACCATTCACTTATCTTCACATTCGGATAAATCGAGGACAGCGCCTTTTGGACTGCCCACTCCGTTCCGCAGTACCGACGGACTTCCAGCGCAGTTTTGATGATCCTGCGCTTTGTTTCAATCGGATAGCTGGTGTCGTACCAGTCAACGCGGAACTGAACCGCAAGAATATCCAGAACCGCCTCATCTGCACGGTCAATATCCGTGTAGATTTTCAAGCGTTCGGCAGCTTCCAGTTCCTTCTTGCGCCGCTCCCTGAAAACTGCATCAAGGATCTGTACCCATGGCTCTTTGGCAACATCAGGCGGTAGCCCTTCGACTAGGCCGACTTCGTGGAGTTCAATCATCTTCGATTCCTCCGTATGTCACCTTGCAGCTTCGGAGCTTTGCCACCTGAATTTCGGAGACGGTTGTTTCGACCGGTGTCAACAGACGTGGGCGTTTCGCACCAGCTTCCCGTACACGCATAATCAGCTCCGCCGGTTCGATGTCCCGGCCGATTTTTCTCTGCCAGGTTTCATACTCCTTCACAGCTGCTTCCACATTTTCCTGAATCGTCGATGCATTCTTGACATTGCTCAAGGCAATATGGTAAGTAAGCTCGATGTCATACGGGATTTCTTTCGGCGCATGGCAAAGAACCAGATCACCCATCGGGCGCTTTACCGTGTCGAAATATTCCTGCATTCCGGTACATTCTTCCCTTGTCGGAACTCTGCCTCCGGCCATCAGAAAGTAAATGTGGATCGTGTATCCTTCCTTGCAAACGATCTTCGTATCTGCCACATCGGACCGCCAGCTCGATGCAAAGTATTCATAGGCATCCACCGGACCGGCCACGGAGAAAATCGAAGGTGCATAGTTGATACGTCTGGTAAATGAATCGTCACCTTCCGTATCCGTACCGCCCGTGCTTGCCGAAACACTTTTTGCCCCGGACACATACGGGATAGGATCCACCAGCACATTGATTTCGCCTTCGGCAATCCCATCGCTGTTGCTTCCTGCCTCATCCGCCACGGCAACTACGTCCACGGTCAGTTCGCCGGGTAAGATCTCCGCATACTTTTCGGTTTTGAAATACCGTTTGTCTGCCGTTCTCACCTGTGTTCCTTCCGGGATTCCGGTTGCACTCGTTCTCGGCGCAGACAGTGTGAATCGAATAACCGCCGTGGCTTTTCCGGCTTCCAGGCGTTCCACTCCAACAAGCGGAGCAAGGTTGTCCAAATTCGGCCCCGTGCTCGTAGGCAGCAGTTCCGCTTTCAGACACGCCGTGCTGTACTCCATGTTGTGATGCGAACGATGTGCCAGTGTCAAAAGGACAAGCCGTGCTTCAGAACACCGTTCCAACGACACCTCACCGTTGAAAAGTTCTTTGTTGTACTTGCCAAACAGTGCCTTGCAATCGGCCACAGCTTCTTCCAGCGTTTCTTCGCCTTCAATGTCGATGTCCGGGATGTTCTCAAACTCTTTTATTTTAGACAAGCTCGTACACCACCTTTGGAATTACAACGCCATGCAGCACATCACTGTCCAGCCAGTCCACCCGCACCACTCTTGCCCGCGGCTCAAACGATGCGGTTTTCTCTGTTACCTCAGCCACATATAATCCCTTTGCCACCGGAAGTGGCTTATCGACAAATATGTTTGGATTGATTCCGAGTTCTCTGTCGCCCTCTTGGCTCCCGATTGGTGTGGAATACAGTGTGCGAAGGCACTTTGCAATGTCCTGCACTTCTTTTTGTTTTTCGCTGTCACCGGACAGCTCAACCACCGTGCTGCTGAAGTCGATCATATGTACTCCTTTATGGTCAGGCTCACCTTGCACTGCATCAAAAGCCCGTGTTTTATCACCGAATCCCAGCTGTCGCTTATTTCAGTGACCCGGAACTTGTTTTGCGATACCGGTGCAAACCCGATAATCAGGTAATGAATCTCTCCGTTCTCTGACATTTCTGTCAGACGGTTCAGCATCTTGCGAGGATTCACGCCGAGTGCTGCATCCAGAAGAATATCAAAGGTGTACTCTCTCAGTTTCGGTGATAAATACTCTGCTCGTGCTTTTCCTCCCAGAACTTCATGTTCCGCCCAGTTTGCGCCGGTCGTTCCCTTGAAGTTTGACGGGGTGAGCACACGCAGGTGTCCCACGGAGAAAATCACATCGCCGAAAATTCCAACATACATTCCAAAACCTCCTTACAGGGGTGCGGATGTTTTCTTGCCAAGGTTTCCGGTGTGCGTATGCGATACCAGCGATTTGCCGGACACAACAACATCGCCACCTCCGCCCTGGATGTTCACTGTTCCAGCGGTCGCATTGATGGTCGATGCCGTCATTTTCAATTCGCCGGATGCTGCAAGCGTGATCCCCGCCGGGGATGTCACCTTGATTTCTCCGCCCTCGCTGATGGTCACGGTTGCACCGCCCACCTGGATCTCAAGACTTTTCGCCTTCAGGATTTTCTTTCCGTCCACATAGTCGGTCAGTTCTTTTGCATTTGCATCAAACTTCCGATATGCCTTTCCTCGTGAGTTGGCATAATCCTTTCGGTAGACTTTTTCTTTTCCTTCAGGCGGTTTGTTCTTTTCATTCCAGACGGTGCCCACCACAACAGCATCCTCCGGGCTTTCTCCTGGATGCAGGACAAGCACAAGATCATCAACTTCCGGTGTCTGGTACTCGCCATTGGACAGAAACGGCACCATTTCCGTAACGGTGTCGTCCCTGTCTGGGTAAGTAACTTCGCACTTTCCAGCCTCATAGTCGATAGAACTCACATTGCCGAATCTCACTTCACTGCTCATGCGAAATCCTCCTTTTCCACTTTGCTGGCCTTGACCTGTGTTTTGTAGCCGCTGGATGGAGATATGCTGTGTTCCATCTGATCAACGAAATACTTTCCGTCCATCTTTCCATAGCCAACTAGGTTAAAGCACTGTGCTGAAGCGCCGGCCGGATAGCCCAACATCGTAAAACTGATCTGGGTTGCTCCGTGGTTGGCATTCTTGATGGCCGCTATCAGGCGGGCTTTTGCGTCTGCCTCGCTGCTTACCTTTCCAGTAAGTTTAAGCTGGCGTTCGTCCGTGCCCACCTTGACGTTGATATTGATTTTTTTCTGTTTGTTGGTGTAGGTATAAAGGCCGCCCGTGTATGTTCCCGTCAGCTTTGTGTTCCACTTGAAACTTCCCCGCTCTACGCACAGGGCCGTCGGATTTCCAACGGGCCGGCTCTCATATACCGTCCATACAGGATCTTTCGCCTTGTACTTTTCCCGGTCGTACACCCAGAGCTTTGAAGTGTAGACTTTGATAACCAGTGCATAGGTGCTGCACAGATCTTGCAGAAAGGCACTATCTGTTCCGTCCTGTTCCTTTGCATCAATGCCGTGGTCGTCTCCCTCAAACTTCAGCTCCAATTTGTAACGGCCTGCAATGGTTTCAGCGATTTTCTTTACGCTGGTGTTCTTCCATGTAAAGGTCCGGTTTCTCTCGCTGAAGCTGGTGTCGTTCGGCTTTGCCACGCCGCCCATCGTCAGCGAATCAGGTGCACCGGCAAAACTAAGATCATCCAGCACGAATGCCCCGCACTCGGCGCTGTAATCTCTGCAGCCGCTCTCAATGCCCCCGATATTCCAGTCCTTTACAACAATAGCCGGGTAGAGCTTCACGCCCTTTTCCGGCATCCGGTCATTTTTCCATTTGGCAGCTTTGGCATTGACTGTAATGCTCACACTGTCGCTTTGGGATTCAGCCACATCCGTGTACTTGAAACTTTCCAGATCAGGTGCGATTTCTTCCGAAATATCGGTTTTCTCGTAGGTCAGAAGAACCGCAGCCTGCCTTCCTTTGGGTCTCGCTGCTGTCAGTACCATCATGCACCTGCCTTCCAGGGCGGAAGGTCTCCGCTCTTTTCAGCCGGCAGAGCTGGTGTTGACAGCACCGTGCCGGAATCGAACCGGACGATATGGATATATCTGGGGTTGTTCTGCATCAGCCAATCGGCTTTCAGCTCGCTTCCGTACACGTTCAGGGCAATCAGATCCCAGGTGTCACCGGACTTTGTGGTGTAATCAAGTGCCATACTGCGTGCGCCTCTTTTCGCGTTCGTACCGTTCCACATACTCGCAGAACTTCTCGTAGCCTTCGTCCATAACGGAGCGCAGATCTTCGGCATTCATGCTACCGTAGATGGTGAAGTTTGGTGCATAAACATATGTGTTTCCGCTGGAACTTGTATAGGTGCGCTGGTAGTTGTTGCTGGATCCACCGCGCAGGCTTCCGGTTCCGCCACTGGAAGTATCTTCGCTCCCGCCGATGGGCTTCAGCTCCACTTCCTGCTGGTAGTTCTGAAGGTCTGCCAGCATCGACAGATTTTGCCTTGTCAGCTCACTGTTGCCAGCCGTCGGGAAGAAGTTTACATTGCTCAGATCGTAGTTGTCCGGGTTGGCAGCGTATTCCAGCTTTGCCTTTTCCGCATCCGCTCCCCGGATAAACTGGATTGCTTTCTGAGCATTTTCGTTTGCGAGAACAGACTGGGCACCGGTAATCACTTTCCCGATTCCGGTGTTCAGCAGCTGTTGGGCTTTGCCCTGGTCATCCGACACGGTAGGTGTCGGCATTGCCGCCAGAGTTTCCAGCCCATCTACTGCATAGTTGGCGATCTCCGTGATACGGCTGAACGCCACACCAGCGTCGGACCCCAGTACCAATGCCGCTGCAACAGGCTGAACCATAGTGTCAAAACTTTGAGCCACCTGGTTGTAATACTGCTGGCGACGTGCTCTGTTGAAGTCGATCAGGTTAGAATCTTCTTCTGTAAAACCACCGTCCGCGAACATCTTCGGTTTTCTGCCGGGCAACCCCAGCAGATCACCCAGACCAACGCCCAGCAGCTTACCAGCGGTCAGCCAGGTATCAATGTTCTTTTCACGAACGCCGCGCCGGAAGCTGATAACGGCTTCCGGGCCAGCCTCACCAGCAATAGACGGTCCCTGCGTCATGCCGCCGTTGGCAAATGCCGGGACAGACACGGGTGACAGGTTGAATCCGAACGACTTACCGCCGATCACCGGAACCGGAATGCCGAACAGCGTTTCCGGTATTGTGAGCTGAATTTTGTTCAGCGCCCCAATGATGAAGTTGACCGCTTTCACGCCGATAGTTGCAACCTGCTTCAGGAAGCCGATGATGCCCAGAATCACAGGCTCTACCACAGGAAGCACCTTACCCACCAGATCCACCGCCACCTTGATGGCGTTGACCAGTGTGGTGCCTACCAGGCTTACCACCGTAGACAGCAGCGGCATGATCGCCGGAATGCCTTCATTCACGATAAAGCCGAAGATCTCAGTCAGCACCGGCTTGATGTGGTTTACTCCCAGATCTACAATCTGAGAGAACACACCGGCGAACGATTCAATCAACGGCATAACCGTCTGGATGGCAGGGGTCATAGCTCCGAACACGTCACCCAGATTTAGCCCTCCGATACTGAAGCCGGATAGCTTTTCCTGGATGCTCTGCAAGCCCTCCGGGGTGGTGAGTTGCCCGAACACCTGCTTCACGGTGTCGCCGATACCCGCTATCTTTCCGGTGAATTTGTCAAAGACGGCAAGCCCGCCTTCGCCAAATACTGTTCCTACGATGTTGCGGATGTCCTCGAAGTGATCACCCAGCAGTGAAACCGCCGCAACGATCGTACCGATACCGGTAATAACGGGGCCGAATGTGCCAAGCAGCGACATAAAACCGCCGCCCAGTTTTGCGGCCACCGGGCCTACTGTTGTACTCAGTACGTTCAGCCCTGCGCCGCCGACATTCAAAGCTCCTTTCACCGTGCTCAAAGCGCCACCACCGATTTTGGATGCCGCACCCGCCACCTTGCTGCCGACACCGAGGACGGTAGAACCCACTTTGGACTGACTGACGGTCTGCCATGCATTGGACAGCCCGTTTCCAATGACCGTCTTTCCTGCACCGAGGAAATTTTTCACTCCGCCGACCATGCCGCCGATGTCTATACCATTCGGTCCTGCAATGCCGGAAAGGATCTGTCCCGCAACACCGCCGGTCTTTGCGATAAATCGTCCTACCGGATTGCTGCTTCCGAATCCTACCAGAGCGTTTTTCAGCCCGCCCAGCGATTGCCCGACATTGGAAACATACCTGCCGGGGCCAGAGTTTTTCAGCACCCCCAGCAGGCCGCCGTTCGTGCTGGCTTCCAGCACGTCATTTACAAAGCCGGCGTTTCCTTTCTTGGTTCCGCTGCGCAGGCCCTTGAAATTTTTCAGTGTTGCCCAGATACCGACACCAGCACCATCCAATGTCTGCCCGATCTTGCCCAGGCGCGTTGTGGGCTGCTGCGCTCCGATGCCGGCCATCTGAACGCCGTACTTTGCATTTTCAGCAAACATTCCAGCGTTCGATTTTGCAAAGGACGCACCACCAACCGCCCGTTGGATCAGACTTGTTGGGGTCAGTGCTCCCAGCAGGTTTCGGACGGTGATGCCGCCGAATGTTCCGCCGGGGGCACCGCTCGGTTTTCCGCCGATCGCAATGTTCCCGATGGTGTTCAGCAGCGTGGATCCTGTGCTATAGGCCGTCGGCGCAAAGCTCATGGCTCCGAACGCCGCAACTATGGCAGCAATGGCCCCTGCCACTTCCGGTCCGTGCTCTGCGGTGTAGTCGATGCCCTTCTGGATCCACGGCAACGCTGCCTGTGCCGCATTGCCAATTCCAAGCAACGCAGAGTGCAGCATCGGCAGAATGCCATTGACGATGTTGGACAGATCTGGCAAGCTCTCGGTGATACCGTTTGCTATGTCGATCCACATGGATGTCAGTTCTTTCTTTGCCGGAAGGAACTGATTGCCCACATTGATAAGCAGGCGGTCTGTCGCATTACTTGCCATCTGGCTTACCGCTTCGCTGGTGTCCAGACGAACAAGCAATTCTTTCTCCATGCTGCCGCTGTATGCGCTGGTATCACCAGCCATAAGCAAGGCATTCTGGAACGCAGGCAAGTTGCCCACAATTTTTGAAACGCCCTCAATGGCCCACTGTCCAAACAGTGTCTTGATGGTCGCAGTCTGCTGGTACTTGTCCTGTTTCGAGATCGCCTCAAAGACTTTGTACAGAGTGCTTGCTGCACCATCTTTTCCGTTCGGCCCGGTGGACTGCATATCCTTTGCAATCTGCACAGGATCAAAACCGAGTTTGTTCCATGCGCCCACCTGCGCATCCGTTGCACTGTTGCCAAGGGTGATGTTTGTAAACACACGGTTCAGGCTTGTTCCAGCCTTTCCCTCATTAACGCCCATAGCCAGCATGGTGGCTGCCAGCGCAGAGGTCGTGTGCAGGTCAACGCCGGCTGTCTGGCCGACACCGCCGGACGTATTCACCACGCTGGCGATTTCCGCCGCCGTGGTAGCCATGTGGCCGCCCAGATAGTTGATGGAATCTGCAATGTCGATAATCTGGTTGTGGGTCTTACCAAAAGCGGTTTCCCACTTTGCCATATAATCGGCCGCAGACTTTGCATCAATGTCCCACGCGGCAGCTAGCCGGGCCGTATCGTACAGGTAGCTTTTTTCTCCGGTTTGCTGGTTATCCAGAAAGATTTGCTCATAGCTCTTACCGGACTGTCCCAGCGATGCGGCGATCTGCGCCATCTCGTCCCGTTTGATTGGGACCTGCGTGGTCATCTTGAGGATCGCGTCCTCCATGGTGGCACGCTTTTCCGGGTCAATGCTGCCGTCATCGTTCATGATGCCGCCAACATACTTGACTGCATCTGCCGCCTGGGCTTGGTATTCCTCTGCCATGGAGGTTGTCTTTTTAATCATGACAGCGGACGCAGTTGTCAGCGTCGCCATGATTCCAAGCCCAGTCTTTCCGATTACGCCCAGAGTGTTTGCTACCGTGCTGCCCAGTGACTTGGTTCCCGTCAATGCGTTTGCCAGATCACCGGTCAGCCCCTTCGTCTGCTTTATTGCAGTTACAAGGGATGGGTCCACCTTGCCCATGATGCGGATGCTGAGGTCTAGTGCTCCATTTCCCGCCATACGTCTGCCACCTCGTTACACAGATCCACCAGCTCCCGCCGGGGCAGGTGCAGCAGATCCGTCATGTTGGAATGCGTGGCAATGGATAGCTGGATAGCTGCTTTCCGAAGTCCTTTTGCCCCGCCTTTTACTCGAAAAAATCAGAGTTTACGGCATCGCGCAGCTTGACCGCCTCGCACAGCGGCAGACCGGCAAAGAAGTCCACCGGGTAGCCGGTGCCCATGCTGGCGATGATGCAGCAGTACAGGTAGTTGCGATGCGTATTCACCGGTGCAAATCCGCCCGCAGCCATACGGTTTTCTGCCATGGATTCGCTCATAGTGTTCAGTTCGCCCACGCCGGACAGGTCGATGCTGTCAAAGGTCTCACCCTTCAGCTCAGCCTTTTCGCTGCCCTCGTAGGTGTAGGGCGCTGCAAACTTCAGGGTGTGAGATTCCAGCTGTTTTTTCACTTCATCGGCGTTCTCGCTGTTGTCCATACCCTTGACGACCGCTGCCTGCACTTTCTTGATCTTGCCACGGGGCATGAGCTTGAAGAACTCCACAGGCTTACCGGTGGCCTTAACGGCCATTTCCTGTGCAAAAGAAGTGGTCATTTCCATCACGGACATGGCCGCCAGCTCGTTGCCGATGTTTTTCTGAATGTCGATCAAGTCCTGTACGGTCATCTTCTCCATGCCGGACAGATCCAGGCTGTCATACTCCTTGCCCTCAAACTTATAGGGCTTGTCGAACTTCACGATATTGTCCATTGCTGTTTCCTTTCTCAAAAGAGAATCAGCCGCCCCACGCCGGGACGGCTGACTTCTTCATGTATCGGGTTTAGATAAGAGCGTTGATCTCGGCACGCATATCCTCGCCATCAACATAGTAGCGACCCGCAAACTTGTCGATGTCGATAACGGTAGTGCCGTCAACCTCCATCAGGTAACGGGTGACTTCCAGCGTGGTGGTGCTGCCCATGGTGTCGGCACGCTTCAGCTTGCCGGGATCCAGCTCCTTGGGACGACCGCCCAGAACGACACGCAGGCCCTTATAGGTGTAGCCGCCGTTCTTGTTGTCGTTCTGCATAGCAGCACGCAGGGTAATCTGGATGTTCTTGTTGGGGTTCATCATCTTGGTGGCGTAGCTGTACATGGTGTTCCAGTTCAGCGTTGCCTCCATGGATTCAAATTGACCGGGCACGGGAGAATCTACTTCGCCCGCAATGCCCATGCCGGACACAGAGGTGGTCTTGTTCTTGATCTTGGGCAGGGTAATTTCATCCGCCAGACCAATCAGCAGGTCATCTTCCGTATATGCATTGTAGTCATTGATGACCTGGGGAACCAGGTCACTGGAAATATTCAGAGCCATAGGTCATTCCTCCTGCTTACAGAGACAGAGCGGAGGTCAGCGCGCCGGCCTCATACTCCATGGTGTTGTTGATCTGCTTAAAAGGCGGGAACGGCGTGCAGAACTGATAGAAGGAGTAGTGGCCTGCAACCAGTTCAGCGGTCGTGTTGCGGTCGGGGTCTGCTTTCATGCTGTAGCTGGCGCATACCTCAGTAGAGACATAAACACTGCCCTTCATGTTCTCGCTGTCAATGATGGACTGAAGGCGCTTCTTGTTCATGGGCTTATCCAGCTTGCTCATGTTGTCCAGAACAAAGCTGGTCCAGGAGTGGTTGAAGAAGCGGCGGACACAAAGGAAAGCGTCCTTCGGGTCGGTGTTTTTCGGGTAGCAGCAGGTCTCATTGCCCCACACAACAAAGTCGCCGGAGCGGATGAAGGTCGCCACGCCCTGCTCATTCAGCACATTGCCCTGCTCCTGATCCATCAGGACTTCGGTGCCATCTTCCAGGCAGGCGGAGGAAATGGGTACGCTGACATTGGACGGGCTGGCATTAGGCGTGTCGTTGTACAGGCTGTCGTTGTAGACTGCCGCAGCAGCGGCCAGAGAGCTACCGCTGTAGATGGTGCTGCCGATCTTGCCGTACAGCCACAGGCCATATGCTTCACGAGAAGTTGCGCCCTGCTTGACCTTCTGGTTTGCCACGTCGGTGTACTTGCGTGCACCGGAAGCGGAACTGTCGATGTCAACAAAGCACACTGCATCGAAAACGCCATTGATCTTGCGGCACTTTGCCTGGAGCGCTGCGCACACCATGGGATCCTTGGAGAAGCGGGGTGCCAGCAGAATGCCGGGAACCATGCCCAGCTTGGGGAACACCTGTCTTACCACTTCCAGTCCGGTCTCTGCACCGGTGGCCGCATTCACGCCGCCCACGATGTCGGCAGCGGTGATTTTGGTCGGGTCAAGAATGGAACCGGAAACGGTCAGGGCCGTTGCGCCGTCGCCTTTGCCGCCGTTGACCAGGGCGATGCTCACAGTGCCATCATCATTGAAGCTGGCCGAATAGTCCTCGTCCGCCGTGAGCACGGTCTGCTCCTTCTTCACGACCAGCTTTTTCAGCAGGATGCCGGTCTCGTCGATCTCTGCAATGCCGTCATTCACCTGAACGGTCTTGTTGGACAGTTCAGTGATGTGCTTTGCATTCGCAGGATCCAAGACGTTGACCACGACGATAGGGGAAATGCCCATCACCTGAAAACTGGCGCTCACCGCCTCACACAGGGTATACTTTGCAAAATCGTCGGAATAGCCCACTGCGGCGGCAGCTTCTTTGAAGGTATTCACCAGCATCGGCGTATTCACCGCTGCTTCCGGGTCATCCAGCATATTAACGGGGGCCGTACCCACAACGATCTGCAGGCCGGAGTTGACCGTTACCGGAGCGGTGACGCTGGTCGCTGCTTCGGTCTTGTTAAAGCCATGAGAAATAGCCATTTGTCATATCCTCCTTACTTCATCAGGTCGGTGGCCTTCTTGTAGAGAATGTTCTCTCTGGTGCCGTCCTGTTCGATCTTCACGCGCATTTCTGCGAGCTTGTCCAGCGGAACGATCAGCGCCTTCAGGAACGGCACCTGCTCCACTTTTTCTTTCAGCTTTTCGGGCAGGCCATCCACGAATACGGTGTACTGCGGGGCAATGCCCTTGACGGTCGGCCCGCAGTACGCCGCAGCGCCGGTGGTTTCCGTCACAGGCTGTGCTTCTTTCACAGCCTCGGTTTTCTTTTCGGTCTTTTCGATGCTCATATCAAAGCCTCCACTTCTTCGTTTTTCAGGGTGTTGGGCGTTTCGCAGATCAGGTTGACAATGCCCCAGTAGTAGAAGTCCATGTCATCATCCGAAAGATCCCATTTGCGTGGATATCCCACTTTGAAAGCCTCGCCAAACACAGGCTTCCGCTTGAAGTGCTGCATGATGGCTTCGATGATGTTTCCGGTGTCCTCATATCCCTGCCGGTCTGTTTTCGGGTCATAACAGCAGATGATAAGCTGCAAAAGGACCAATTGCGGATCCTTTTCGTTCACCACCTCGCCACTCGTTCTTGATACGATGATGCACGGGAAGTTGGATCTATTGGTATCCACATCGTCGTCATCATCGGTCGGGGACGGGATAAACTGCTTGAAGATCTTCAGCGGTTTTTCGCCTTCCTGCCCCGTGAACTTCATATCCCGGAACAGTTCCTTCAACTCGTCAATCATGGCCTGCTGGCACATTTCGCTGGTATAGCCGGTGATTTTTTCAGCCATATCAGATCACACCCTTTCGTTTTGCATTGGCGATCAGTTGCCGGACGCGCCGTTCAGTGTTCTGCTGCAGCATCTGCTCCACCGTCTGCTCCTGCATCTCCCACACGGTATGGTGCATTGCAGAGCCGGAAGGACTGGACAGTGTTGCCAGCTTCTCATTCGGCTTCCAGCGTTTCTTGCCGCTCTCCGTGTAGTCCTTATCCGCAGGTACTCCGAGTTGACGTTGTACCATGCCGATGTGCTTCGACTTGAACTGCACCAAGAAGCCCTTGCTCTTATCGCTGGTGCCGCCCAGAGCAATCATCGGACTGCCTTTCAGGACGTGCGCCCGAAAAACGGGCGGCGCATTGCGGACAGACGGACCCATGAAGGGCTTTGTGGGGCTGGTTCTGAAATAGCCCAGGTCTGCCCGGAATGCGCCGGGGTCGTTCTTCATAATGGCAAGGATAGCGGTAGGCCGCCGGTTGGTGGCCTTCTGGCGCTGGCGCAGATCTTCGATCATGCGTCTACCCGCCGCATTCAGGTCGTAGCGCTTCTTCACTTCTGTCAGCATCAGCTTGCGCGTCTGCCGTGCCGTGGTGTTTACGGCCACTTTCAACGCCGCCGGGGTTTTGTTTCCCAGTACGCCAAGAGCGCGGGTCACTTCCGCGTCATCAACGGAGACCGTCAGGTTGGAAGCGTCATAGTTGGTATGGAAGTATGCCAACTTACCTCACCCTTTCCAGTTCCATGCGATACATACCCGCTTTCAGGGAGCAGGATTTGATGTTGTAGATTCGTTTCTTGTCCAAGGTGATCTGCTTGCCGCTTTTCGGCATGGGGCCGTAGTCTTTCTGCTTCACAAAAAGCAGCAGGTCGGCCTTGTACATACCTTGGTCAAAGGACTGTTTTGCTCCGCCTTCCCAGTGCGCCGGACGTTCAAGTACGCCGGGGTGCTGCGTGATGCAGAGCATCAGCTTATCATCTATGTACCGTTCTTCCGCGAACTCATTCGGGTTGAAGATTACGTTCTGCACATCCTGTGCAACGCAGTCTTTGAACGTAGGAAACGGTTTCGGGGTTTCCGGTGTGCCGTAGTTCTGGTCAACGTCCAGCATATCCGTGCTCCTTCCCGTATCAGCAGACGGTAGCAACCAGCCAGCTATCCACCTTGTCGGGAATGGTCAGCGGACGGGTCTGCAGCTCAAGGATCATGCGGTCAGGACCATGCTTCACATAGGTGCGCAGCAGACGGTTGGTCTGAGCGGTGATAGTGCGCTTGGCGTCGTCGATGTAGGAAGTCAGGCCGTAAGCACGCATGAAGTTCGGGTTGGAGGGCAGCAGAGCAATCTTATTGTCATCCACCAGCCGCTTGGTAACGGGAGCAGAGGGATTGGTCCAGTCGTCCAGATAAACCTCACCGTAGGTGTAGATGTCCAGACTGGGCTTGCTCAGGTGTCCGATATAGCGTGCGCCGTTGGGCAGGTCCTTGGGGTTGATGATGCCCAGTTCGATGCGGCGGTTGTCCAGCATATTCTGCACGTTGGTGTCGGCCAGGAAGTTGCGCAGAGCAGTCTTGCCCATGACAACATGATCCACGTTGGCAAAGCCATTTTCCAGTACCTGATCCACCCAGTCCTCCAGATCATCCAGAGGCTTAGCGGCAGATGCGCCCCATTTCTTCGTGCCTTCCAGTGTCACCTTGTTGGTGAAACCGAAGTCGATCACCTTGTTCACGCCGGGGCCGACAATGGGAATCTGTCCGTCCATGATAGTGCGCACGGCCATCCACTCTTCGCGGCGGGTGGCAGCATCGTTCAGGCGCTGGTAGTCCTCGATCAGCTGCTTGGCGGCGCGTTCTTCGGGGGTCATGCCAGAATACAGATCCTCGCCGGGCATACGCTCCAAAGCGTCGTTTGCGGTGGTGACGGTCAGAGGGTTAATCAGAGGCGGAGTAAAGCTCTCGGTCTGGTAGCCCTCATTCTTGAGCACCTGTCCGCCGACCAGAGGATGCACGAAGGAAGCCATGCGGCGGTCACCCTTCACCACGTCGATGTCCACGCTCTTGGTGGCAAAGGTCTTGACGTTGGTGAAATAGTTGTCCAGGAAGAAAGTGCGTACCAAGGGAGTGGTGCGCACAACCTCGGCCAGATACCGAGGCTCATAGATACTGATTTCGTTAGCCATAGTGTTGTTACCTCCTACTCACTTCAGGAAGATGCCCAGGTTGCGCAGAGCAACTTCAACGTCTGCTGCTTTTACGCCCTCAGGCAGTGCCAGACCGTCGGCGAAAAACTCACCCGTCAGATAGATGGGCACTTCCTCGTCTGCCGCTGCGCTGTCTGCGGTGATGCCGTACAGCCCAGTAACGGACAGCGGATTACTACCGTCCACCTTGGCGATGGGCTTCACCTTGCCATCGGCCAGCAGCACCGGGGCGTGTGCCTCAACCGCTGCGCTGGCTTTTTTGGTGGCCTTTGCGATACCGATGTCCGTGCCGGCGATAAAATACTCCGGGGCGGTGGAATAGGTCTTTCTTTCCAGATCCATGCTCATAACCTTGTCCTCCTTACTTCACGCCGTTCATCTTGCGGATTGCGTTCATCAGGCCCTTTTCCTGCGCCTTTTCCGGCTCCGGGTTGGCGGGCGGCGGATTGGTGATGTTGTTCGCGCCGGAAGTCTGGGCGTTGGCCTTTGCCTTGTCCAGATAATCCTTGCTCTGCTTCTGCTGCTTTGCCTTCATGCTGGCAATGACGGCCTTCGCAAAGGATGCGGAATCAATGGGCTTCACAAACTTCGCCTCATTCGCTTCATCCTCCGCGCCGGGCAGAGTGGCGTTTTCGATCTCCTGAATGCGGGTGCGCTCGGCATTGATGGCCTCGGTCTCGATCTTGGCTACCATATCCGGGCACGCCTTGCGGAGATCATCCACGGTCTTGATGTCCTTAATGTCCATGTCTGTTACCTCCCCATGGGTTTTGTTCCCCGGCTGATCCGCCTGGGGTGTATTTTCAGGCTGGGCCGTGGTCTTATCCACCACCCGGCTTCTGACAAAGTTCGGTGCTTTGTTGAACGGGGTGTTCATACTGATGCTGTTGACGAACAGGATGCCGTTGCGGTTCTCCACAACAGAATCGTTCGCTTCGTCGTCCACCTCGTCCACAAAGCCCTTCTCCTTGGCTTCCGTTGCCGTCCACCAGTTCGTTTCATCCATCCACTTGGCGCATTCGTCCTCGGTCTTGCCGGACTTCTTGGCGTACAGGGTGACGATGCTACTGCGGATGGTTTCCAGTGCTTTCAGGCAGTTGTTGAGATCCTCTGCGGTCAGGTAATCGCAGACACCCATACTGACCGGATGCACCATGTAGCTGCTGTCTGCCGCCGCCACCACCTTGTCTGCATGGCAGGCAACAATGGTTGCTGCACTGGCACACAGGCCGTCGATGTGGGCGGTCACGGTGGCCGCGTTGCGTTCCAGCATATTGCCAATGGCCTGTGCTGCAAACACATCACCGCCACCGGAGTTGATGTACACGGTGATTTCTTTCACATCGCCCAGGGCGGCAAGGTCATCCGCAAACCGTTTCGGGGTCGCGGCATCTTCCCACCAGCTGCGCTCGGAAATATCGCCGTAAAGCAGAAGTTCCGCCTTCTGGTCATCGTCGGCCAGATTGCGGAACTGCCAGAACTTATTATTCGTTGACTTGGGGTTCGTCTGGGAATTGGCTTTGCCCATTGCAGCCTACCTCCTTCATTTTTTCCATCTCACTTTTGCGCTGCCTCATATTGGCCCGCCAGCTTCCGCCGGTCATCTGCGCCGTTTCCTGCTCGGCAGTGGAAATGCCCTGTTCCATGCGCAGGATAGCCGCCTCGATTTCTTTCTTCGCATCCAAATTGGTGCGTGCCGGGCCATTCCAGTTACAGGCCATATAGGCTTTTGCAACGGCCGGATCATTGAAGAAGCCCGGCGCATGGATACGTCCACGGGCTACCGCTTCGGCAAACCACTTTTCGTAGGTCGGCTGGCAGAAGTCCGCCGCGAAGCTGTCCCGCATCACATCGCACGTTCTCCAAAACTCGTTCAGAGAACCGCGGCTTGCGGAGTAGTTGGAGCTGAACTTCTTATAAAGCACCTCGCTGGGCACTTCAATACCCGTCGCCACCTGGTTGGACATGGCCGACATGAAGCCGTCAAAGGTCGTGGTCGGATGCTTCGGGTCGAACGTATCCGTGCTCTCTCCCGGTGCAAGGTCGAACACCGCGCTCGGTGCAAGGTCGATGCCCAGTTCATCGGGCGGGGTGTTCGGGTCCTCCGCCTTATCCGCCGGTTCCTCGCCGAACGGTGCCTGACTGGTCGGGTTTTCATGCTTGATAAACAGCGTGATGGACGATGCCACGATAGCCGCCGCCAGCTCTGCTTCTGTGTATCTGCCCATCTGTTTCAGCGTGGGCAGCACCGGAGCCAGCAAGGGCACGCCGCGCCGCTGCCCGGCGCGTTCCCTCTGGGTGACGCACAGAATGTTCGGCTCTCCCGTTTCGGGGTCGCGGGCTTCTACCCGCGTCCATGTCAGCGGCACCGTGCTGTCGTAAGCCAGCGGATGCCGACTTGCTATCCAGTACGCCACCACCGCGCCGTCCCGGTTCGTTTCCACGCCCTGCACGATCTGGAACACGTCATGCTTGTCTATCGTGCAGGGTGCCATTATGTCCGTGCGGTCAGGGCTACACACCTGGTCAGCTTCGATCAACCGGAGCTGCAAAGCATATGGCCAGTTCGTGCGCTCTTTGAACTGCACTGCCGCAAACACGTCACCGTTCATCAGGAAACTGGTAAACGCCAGCGTTTGCAGCCGCCAGAAGTTGTCCATGCCGCTTGCATCACAAGCTGCGCTGTCCGCCCACAGGCTGAACTCGCGGGAGATTTCCGCCTGCAAATGGTCAGCCTGTTCCTCGGTCAGGTGCAGATAGTCCGCATCGACCTGGGGTGTCGGCACAAGGCCGCTGCCCACCACATTAGTGCGCAGGGTCTTGATTGCGCCGGCTGCCAGTGGGATACCCATGTAAGCATCCCGGCTCCGCTTGCGCAGTGTTTCCAGATTGTCCTCGATGTCCTCTTTTGCACTGCCGCCGCCAACGTGCCAGCTCCGCATAGAGCGGGATGTGTGGGAAGCTCCATAGTTTCCGTAGCCGGTACCGTTGTTTATGACAGACAGCGCCGTGCGGGCCACAGCGCGGCGATACCCCTTTTCGGGGGAGATTGCCGCAATGGCCTTATCAAGGAAATTCGCCATGTGCTCCACCTTCCTTACACGTCATGCGGAGAGAAGTGGTAGATCCGGTTTCTGCCCCGGCCCCTTTCCTCCGCTTCCGCTTCAGCCACTTTCTTTTCCCAGAAAGCAATGCTTTCCCGGATCTGTTTCAGGCTGGCGCGGGTCAAGACCATCTGCTCGATCTGGTAGCTCTGCCCGGTCGATACGGCAGCCTCAGCTTCCAGCCACATATCAAGGTGCCGCTGGGCGGTCTCTTTTGAAATAACAGGCATTGGTTAGATACCTCCCGATCTCCTTCTGCGGTACTGGCGCTGTTGTGCAGGACGCTGTGCATCCTCACCGGGGATTTCCAGACCGGGCGGGTTGCTGATTTCCAGCGCAGCCGTCGCGTAGTTCCGCACGTCAAATGCTTCGTTACGTTTCTGCGCCGGATCCTTCAGCTCCCACCGTTCCACTTTGCGGCCAGACTTCCAACGTGTGACCTTGTGTTCCGCAGTAAGCATCTTGAAATAATTTTCGTCATACCCTGCATCTTCTGCCGCTGGGAAGTGGCAGTAGTTTGGGCCTTTGATAAGCACCTTCAACCGGGCAAGGACGTGGTTCTTGCCGGTGTCAACGCCCAAGGTGAACAGTTCGCCCTTGACGCGATTGTTCTGAGTGGGGTTGCGCAGGTAGGGTACGTCCATGCCGCCGCGGCCTTTGATGGCCCAGATATGCCGTTCCTCCCGTTCTTTGCAAAACCGGATGACCTGATCCGGGAAGTGGCCGCCACTGTCCATGCAGACAGACCGCAGGAACAGTTCCGTGCCGTCTTTCTTTTTCCATGTACGGGAAAGGAACTCGTCCAGGTCTGCCCACACCTGACCGCGTTTCAGGTCGCCGTAGATGCGTTGGTACCGGATGCCCCAGCTTTCTCTGCCGATACCCCAGCCCACCACTTCGGCCTCGAAGCGGTTATCCTGGGTATCGACACCAGCCGTCAGGTACACTACGCCGTCCGGGACTTCGGCCTCGTAGAACTCGCGGCGGTCCAGCAGGTTGTTTGCCTCCACCGCTTCGCCCGGTTCTTCCCACGGTAAGCCCAGGTCAGTGTTCACAAAGACCTGCATCTTCTCGTAATCGCCGCGCTGTGCATCCAAGTCAGCAGCAATAAAGTCCTCCACGATCTTGTCCCAGCCGCACAGGGTCGAGCCTATCTTGTTCATGTGGAAGCCTCGTACTGACCGTTCCGGGTGTTCTGCGTGCCACTTTCCTTGCAGGCTGTTTTTCTTCCAGCGGTATTCGTTGTCAAGGCAGCCACACTCGGCGCAGCGGTATTGCACGCTGCCTTCCGGCCACTTTTCCTTGTCGAACACCATGTTGTCCCAAACAAAGGGCTGATAAAAGCCGCAGTTCGGGCAAGGCACCGTCCATTCCTCTTGGGTGGATGCGTTGAACTCGTCCAAAATGCGGCTGTTGTTTTTGTCGGTGGGGGTCGATACCAGCACCGTCTTGTAATCCCAGTAGGTCGTTTGACGCTGCTCGGCCAGCATGACCGGGTCGCCTTCTTTGCCGGCGCTGGCTTTGTAAGCGTCCACCTCGTCCGCCAGCAGCACCTTGATGGGGCGGCCGCGCAGATCGGTCGGGGCGTTTGCGCCAACGATGGTCAGTTGACCACCGGCGAAGTTCTTTTTCATGATCGTGTTGCCGGAGTAGCGGCTCTTGTTATCCACAAGGCCCCGAAGCACCGGAGTGTCCCGGATCATGGTAGCCAGACGGTCTTTGCTGAAACTCTCGCCCAGGTTCACCGTGGGCTGCACGATCATGATAGGGGCCGGGTAGTAACTCATGTAGTACCCGATGGTGTTCAGGATCAGCCCGTCCGTCTTGCCGGACTGGGCACACATCATGGCTACCACCTTGCGGATATGGACATCCCCGATGGCATCCATGATCTCCCGCTGGAAAGGTGCGTTGTCCGTATTCCAACGGCCTTGTGCTGCGGATGCTTCCGCCGACAAGCGGCGGTAGTTATCTGCCCACTGACTAAGGGTCAGGTTCGGGGGCGGCTTCAGCGCACCCAGTGCCCGGCTGAACATCTGTGCAGTCTGCGGTTCCAGGTGGATCATTGCCATTGTTGCCGCCGCCTTTCATGACACAGCTGCCGAACGGGCAGAACTGCTGGATCTCATTCAGCCGGGTTCCCCAGACACAACCCCGGCATTTATTCTTCCTGCTCATCTTCGGGTTCCTCCCCCGCTGGTGCTGCCAGCGCAATTTCGGGGTCACTCAATTCCACAAGTGCTTCCTGCACTGCTTTTTGCAGAATATCGTGGGCTTCCGCCGGGTCGGTCAGCTGGGCCATGGTACTTGCGTACTTAGTCGGGATGGTTTCCAGCCGGTTCTTGAAATTTGCAAAGATGGTTTTCAGGGCGCGTTCTACGTCCTCGGTGCGGTGCAGGTCGCCTTGGGCTTCCTCCATCCGCATTTTCTCGATCTTGCCGCGGGTTTCCTCCCGCTCGGCACGGGCAGCAACAAGGCGGGCTTGATCGTCTTTGTTGCCGATCTTGAAGTTCAGGTATTGCCGGACACAGATCTTCATGTCAAAGACACCGGGCCGGACTTCGGACAGCACGCCCTGATCCCGCAGGTTCCGCACCTGACGGTCAGTGATGCCCAGCCATTCGCCAACGGCCTTACTCGTGTACAGCATCTTTGTCACCGTCCCCCGGTTCTCCGATCTCGCCGGTCGCCCGGATGCGCAGCAGTTCAAGCCGCTGCTGTTCGGTTTCCAGGTGCAGCTTGTCCATTTCGTTTTTCTGCATCTGGGCCGCCGCAGACAGGATGCGGCCATGAATCTTGTTCAAGGCTTCCTGCAGCTGCAAGATACGCTGTGCCGGGGTCTCCTTCTGATACATACCGATCTGCTGGTTTGCGCCGTCCCGCTTCCGCTTGCCACGTCCGCCGGGTACTCGCATATCCATGACGCTGGATGTAATCATCTGGTCAGGTGGTAAAGCCTGATACTCTTTGATCTTGTCCAGAATGTACTTTTCCCGGAGCAGCAGTACACCGATTTCGTGGGATGTCAGCTCGGTGCTGTTCCGGGGCGCATTCTCTATGATCTGTTTTTCTTCCGGGGTGAGCTTGTCAAAGAAGATGGTCGCATAGGCTCCATCCTTCATTGCATTCTCATTCCCGACAGGTGCCCCGCCGCCGGGGTTGCCCACGGCGTTTTTGTTTCCCGGCTGTCCGCCGGGCTTCCGGGGTGCGGGCGGACCCCACCCGTCCTTTGCCTTCCAGCGGCGGACCGTATCATATTTAAGATGGAGATCGTCCGCCAGCTGCCGAAGATTCACTTCTCCGTCTTTCTCCATCCGGGCAATGTACTCAGCGCGGGCGGCATCGCGCTCATCGCTTCGCCTTGCCATTTGGTTTTCCTCCAATAAAAAATGCCCCGTCTGGCAAATCATCCAGGCAGAGCATTCAGTTTCGCCGCCGGTCCTGCGGCATTTCTTCGGGTCGCTTACAACTTGTAAGCAACAGTGTATGAAAAAGGCCCCTCGGTTCGCCGCCGTGGGGCCTCTCTCCATAATTCCACTGTACTAAGTATAGCACCAAAACCGTCTTATAACGTCTTATCTTTTGCCGGTTGGGGCTTTCAAATGTAAACACTTTATGACATAGCCACCATTTTGCCAGCCCCGGCAAGATGGTCTATCCCGATTTTGTTGACCTCAACAAGATCACACCGGAATGATTTGTTGACACCGGCAAAACGTGAGTTGCTTACAAATTGTAAGCGTCCGCCATCCCGGTGACGTTACCGCCATGTTTGCCCCGGACTTACATTTTTTGACCCGTACCCCCTTTTCGTGGGCCAAAAACGCGGAAGCCCTTCAAAAAAATTTGCACCTAGAAATATTTTGGGGCTTTGGAACCCGCACCGCGCCCGCCGGCGGGGGGCAGTACCTTTCCGGCGGCGGGGCCGGACGGGGCGACGGCAGGCCGGGCCGGTGCCGGGCCGCCGGTGGGCGGGGCCCAGGGCAGCGGCAGGGCGGCAGAGCGGAGAAGGAAGGGGGCAGGGGGATAGATAAAGCGGCTATAGCCTAGCTATTGGCTATACTGCAAAGGCCATATGCCGGTCAGGTAAAGAATCTGACCCCTCCGGCGGCGGGCTGCGGTGGGTGGTTTTTGGCTGTTGGCGGGGTGATCTGCTGCGGCAGGTGGGCGGCAGGGCTGGCGGGGTGCGGTGTCGGTAGGTGCTGGCGGTGGGCTGCTGGCTGCTGTGAGGTCTGGCAGGGTGTGCAGGCTGTGCAGCTGGTGGGCTGCGGGGTCATCGGTGCGGCGCTGGCGGTGCTGTTGGTGTCGGTCTGCTTCTGGCTGGCGGTGCGGGTGGGCGGGGTGATCTGCTGCGGCGGCGGGGTGCCGGCGGGGTCATCGACCGGGCCGGGCCGTCACTGATCCGCACCGATCCGGCAGGCGATCCGGTGCAGCGGGCAGGCAGCAGGGCCAGCGGCGGGAAAATGGGCAAAAGAAAAAGGCCAGGGCAGACGGCGCGGCGTGCGCTGCTGCTCTGGCCTTTGGTCTGCACTGGCGGCAATGGTTCCGGCGGGGTGCGTCCCGGTGCCGGTGGTGGGGCTGATCTGCTGGCGGTGCCGGTGGGCATGGTCAGCGCTGGCGCCGTTCCCGTTGTCGGCGTTCCAGCGTCACGGCTGGCGCTGGCGGTGCTCCATCCGGGCCGGTTTTGGACGTTTGCCCGGGGGGGGTCAGATTCTCCACCTAACGGGAGTGAGAAGCAGGTGTAGGGCTTTAACCTAGCAGGCTAGAACTCTCCCCCAGTAACCCCCTATAGTCCCCCTTCTTCCCCGGATTCCACCGGGTCGATCTCTAGCGGCTTCCCTTCCCGCTCCATTCTGGCATATACCGCCGCCAAAATATACCCTTGCAGGCTTTCCCCGTTTTCTTTTGCCGCGGCGCGGATTGCTGCGCCTTTTGCTTTTATGGGCCAAACGGTTATGCGGTCGCATTTTGCGTTGTATTTGTCGTTATTTCGTCTTTTTGTTTCCGAAACTGGCATATTATTACCCCTTGCTTATTTTTATAAATATAATATAGCACAGTTCCGCCGACACCGCAACGTGCAATTTTCACAGCACCGCACCGTGTTTTTTGTGCAGACCGCCGAAAACACCGCAACGTGCTTGACAGGCGACACGTTGCGGTGCTACAATGCAGCCACAGCGAACGACACCGCAACGTGTCAAGCTGGTAACATAGCCGCCCCGGTCTGGGGCAGGAAGTGAGGTGAACAGCATGAGCATTGAATTTTTCAAACTCCCCGCCGCTTTGAAAAAAGCGATCTGGGCCGCCTACCTGGCAGAGTGGAAAAAGAAGCAGGCAGCAAAAAAGCCCGCCACCCACTAAAGCAGGTGACAGGCTTGCAAGATGAATTTTCCACAACGCATCTTGTAAGCCAGTTTACCACCGAAAGGCGGTAAAGTCAAGCGGATGCCCTGGCAGGGTCGCACCGCTCAAACAAAGCGGCCCCGCCCCATAACCCCGGCAGCCCGCCGGGGTGAAACTGAAAAGCAAAGGAGCAAAGAACATGAAACTTGCAAAGAAGATCACCACCGCCGCCGCACTGGCGGCCGCACTGCTGGCAGGCACCGCACCGAAGGCCGCGGCACAATGCCCCTACACTGTCGGCCCCCTGGGACGCTACATCGCCCCGGCCATTGTGCAGGGCATGACCGCCACCGATGACGGCGCGGTTGAAGTCTGGTGCACCGACGCGCTGGACGGTGACGACTGGTTTTTTACCGTCGATGCAAAAACCGATCTGCGGATTTATGACCGGGTGCAGCTGGTAGTTGATGCCAACGACACCCCGGACAATTTCGCAGATGACAGAGTGGTTGACGCTCTGTTTTGCCATGACTGCACCGAAGATTGAAAGGAGCCTGCACCATGATGACACTTGAACAGATCCGCGAACGGAACCGCAAGGAGAACGCCGCAGCCCGCCGCCTTCAGGCCGCCGGGTATCGGCTGGAAGGATGGGACCCCCGCACCGGGCAGCGAATCGCCGCCCAGATCACCGGCGAGAACACCAACGACGAACGCCGCACGTTCTACGCCTTCCCCACCTGGCAGGATGCCGCCGCCGCGCTTTTGGGCTGAACGCCCCGGACACCTTAGCAGGGCCGCACCGCAAAGCGACCCCGCCCCACTACCCCGGCAGCCGCCGGGAGATCATCCCGAACATACACCCCGAACCGAAAGGAGCGCACCCCATGACAGCACTTGACAAGAAAATAAACCAGCTGGCAGCCCGCCACCGCTGGAACGTCACCCCGGTGCACGATCGTTTTATTCCCTGCTATTCCATCGTTCCCATGGATCGGCAGGAGCGTGACCGGATCAAAGCCACGCTTGACCGCTGCAAGGGCTTGAAGGTCAAGGTTGAGCAGGTGTTCAGCCCGTATGCCTGGACCTGCTCCATCTACGTTTTTGATCTGGCAGAGTGGGAAGCGCAGCAGGAGCGCAGCCGCCTGGAATGGTCCATCGTCAACGCCTACTCCGAAGCGTACCACTTCAACGGCCACGACAGCGCCGGCGCAAAGCTGGCAGCACAGCACAAGGCCGCAGAGATCGGAGCACTGGACCTGTTCCGCCAGATGTACCGCACCGCATGAGCCACCGCCGGACACTCTAGCAGGGCCGCACCGCAAAGCAGCCCCGCCCCACTAC